GACTGTTTTCCACACCCGAGCTATCCATACCGCTGTCAACTAACTCGTCAATGAATAACAAGTTAATGGGTTGATATAAACTTTCCCACACATCACGGAACGCCCAGCTTAAGGATAAAATTAAGCGGTTGCGTTCTCCCCGTGACAAGTTGTCAAAGTCTAGATCTCTACCTAGTTCTGTAATGGATACAGATAAGTCATTATTAAACTTAACTGTGTGTGGTAACCCAATACGATCTAAGTATTGACCCAAGCGGGCATTTAAATAACTTAAATTCTGATCAATAATACGTTTACGAATAAACGAATCTTTGTTTGTTAGTAGCTTTAATAAGAACTCTTGATGTTCTTTGAGATTGTTAAGCTCATTGATAACATCATAACTAATTTCCTCAAGCGCAGTAGTTTGCATTTCTGCAATTTGATCTACATACGGATCAACTTCAACTGCTTTAGTATTAAGCTGTTTGATTAAGTTGTCCACACTTGCTTGATGATGGATAGCATCGGACTCTTTATCGTAAAATGTCTCGGGCTTAGGGCCTAACACGCCCAGCCCAGTGTGAGCCTGCTGTAATTCACCCAAGAGGGTAGCATGTCCTCTCTGGGCTTCTTCAGCCACAGATAGTTCTCCCTTGAGTTGTCCCAATACCTGTTCGTGCTTTTCGTCATGCCATTCTTGGCCACAAGTGGAGCACGTATGATCTTCCAGCGCCACGATATCTTTTGATAATTTGCTAACGGCCTTTTCTTCACGGGAAAGGTCCAACTTTGCACGACTAATCGCCGACGATAATTCATTGATATCCTTGCGAGTTTGATCCCATGTCTTAAGACTTTGGTGTGTCTGAATCTCTTCCTGAATGTTGATTTTCTGAAGTTCTTCGATCGCATCTTGAATCTTGTTAATCTCTTCATCGTGTTTATTGTTCCACAAAGTTTGTCTGCGCTTTAAACTTTCTATTTGTTCTTCTATACGTTTATTAGCATCGCCTACAGCTTTAATGCGGAACTCCTCTTGTGTAATAGCATCCTTTGTAGCTTTACCTGCTTCTTTTAGTTTATCTGCTTTTTCACTTAACAATGTAATTCCTAGTAACTGCTCGATAATAGTGCGCTGATCGTTTGCTTTTAGTGCTAAAAATGGTTCAGTATAAGTGTTAAGTGCAAGGATATGCTTAAACATATCGTGCGACATGCCAAGCATACGTTCAATTTCTTGCTGTGTTTCTCTACTATCGCCTTGTGCGTCGTCGGTGATTTCTTTTTCAGTATCGCCAACAAAGAACTTCATTACATTGGGCTTACGTCCACGTTCAATGCGATAGTCAACGCCGTCCTTTTCAAAATCAATACAAACCATCATGTTCTTTTGGTTTGTTTTATTGATTAAGTTATCTTTTTTAATGTTTGTAAGTGCGTTACCGTACAGGGCATAGCTCAATGCGTTGATAATAGTTGTCTTACCTGTACCGTTACGTGCACCGGAGTCGTCTCCGCCTAAGTCTAAGTTTTCCCCTAGAACTAGTGTTAAATCTTTGCGGTCAAAGTTTACTGCTTGTGTAGTGTTACCTACACTCATAAAATTCTTAACGGTTAGATCTTTTATTTTAAACATAGATAGGTATTGTACTATAATTGTTATAGAGAATGCAAGTTAAAGCCCATCGCTTGGGCAATTTCCTTATGTGTGTTACTAAACTTTTGATTTCGAATATAATCAAACCATTTCATCTGTTTAACAAATTGTTTGCCATCACTGCTGTTGGATTTTTTAACACGTTCGGCAATTTGTTGTAGCAACGGATTAGTTGAATTAGTGTACTTGTTAATAACCAATTCTTTGGCTTCTGGGGTTAAAGAATTGATATTAAAATATCTTGGAAATTCTAAGTAGTTAAATGTATATGGGATATTATTAGAGTCTGCCCACGAAATTAATTCATCCAGATATAATACGTTTTGAATATTAATTGTAGGGAAGATATATGGCTTAAAGCCTAGCTCTTTAAATTTAAGTATGTTAGCTTCAACCTCTGCCCAAGAGCCGCCGCGAGTTAATTCAAATCGTTCGCCGACGTCGTCTATGCTAAATGCTAAGTCTACTTCTTTAAATTGAACGAGTGTATCAATTATATCTTTTGGAAATATGCTACCATTGGTGTTAAAGTGTAAACGTATGTGTTTGCTGTGCCCAGAATCAACTGCATTGCGTAGGAAGTGTTTTAACTCTTTAAGCAAAAATGGCTCACCGCCAAAGAAGTCTAGGTTTTCTATATTGGGTAGTAATGTATCCAATTCTGCCCAAGTATAGTCGCCATATGAATCCCAACGATCACTAACAACCGGGATCGCGCTATATTGTTTAACTTCGTCGGCAATCAATGAACTATTGTTCGGATTGCAAGTGCGACATTTAAAATTACAAGTATTACTTGGCTTAAGATCTAAACTGCGAATTTTAATATCATCATGCCAGCTACTATAAAAACTATTAGCATGTTTACCTACGTGCCAATTACGATTGCTAGATACTCCTTGCTTTTCTAAACGCCAACAATGATCGCAACTATCCGGGCGACCCCCCGTTGCTAGCTGTCTACGTAACAATACCATACTATCGTTGTTAAATATTTCCTGCAATGAATTTTCATTAGCATTACCCACTGGAGTTTGATTAACGCAACATGGGTAAACATCGCCGTTGTGTCTAACTTCTAAATGGCTCCATAATAACGGGCATACTGTATCGGCGATTTTATATCTTGTGCTATGTACTTCTGCGTCTACAATATCATCATAAAATAAACAAAAGAATTCGCCAATGTCTAATAAATCGATTGCTTGTTTAATATGTTTGATTAAACCAGGTTCGGGATTATTGCCATAAAATACAATGCGCTCGTTGTCTGCAAATGCATCTTTACGTACACTAGCCAATAACTTATAAGCCTCCGTTGGCGTATTACTAACAGTTGCTACATCGGCAAATACTAGTAAGTTATATGGTAAAGTGGCTCGTAGTTCTTGACTGTTCATTGTTTCCTACAGTGGCTTACGCATACTGGAATCGGTTGTGCGCTATCAAAACTTGTTGGATAGTTTGTTTGAAACACAGGGCTATTAATAATTTCATCTAGTGTGTGCGTATGCAAACTAATATTGTTATAATCTTCAATAACATCGTCTAGCTTACGGTTAATTAATTTAGAAATATTATGGTTGTGCGTTTGATGCCACCCCATTAAATGACAACAAGGCCACACAGTTCCATCTGCGTAAATTGCTACCCATTTAGTATTTTCTGCTTCGCATGAAATCTTAGCTGACTTAATATTACTTTTTAAGTTGTTTTCGAAATGTATACTTTGCTCAAACTTAATGTCGCTAGGTTCAATATGATGTGTTAGTACACCGTCTACATAAACATCCTGCGAGTTAGTATTAGTAAACCTACCTGAAGTGCGTAAGTAAAACTCCTTAAATCCTAAGTCTTTGCTTAATTGTTCTGCTTCTTTTACTTGATGCTGATTATGTTTAAATGTAATATATTGCCAGTGTGCTTGCCCACCTGCACTAATAAATGTTTTTGCGTTTTTGATTACTGTGTCAAAGTCTACACCAACACGATATAAATGATTAGTATCTGCTAAGCCATCTATGCCAAATACTACCTTGTCATTAGTATTTAACACTTGAGCTAAACCTTCCCATGTACTACGTGAGCCTAAGCCACCATTTGTGTGTATGCTAAATTGCGCTTGGGTATGCGACTTTATATAAGCAATTAAATCTACTAAATCAGGATAAGCTAGTGCATCGCCTGTACTACCTTGGAAGTTAATGCTAGTTAAACGATTCCAAAATTCTACAGGGATTTGTTGTTTGATTACGTCTAACGATAATTCATCTTTAAGCGTTTTGTTGATAGTACCGTCTACTGGTGTGCGTAGACATTGAGGACAGCGAGCCTGGCAAGTATTTGTAGGCTCAATTTCTAATCTGCGTAAGTCCTCAAATTTATACATTAAAGATTTCTATAGATATCTAACAGTAAGTTTTTATTAAACTGTTGACTATCAATGGTGCTTAACTGTCCAAATACAATTTGATCTACTGATTCAAATTCAATGTTGCCTTGTATTTCGTATTCGGTTAAGTCTGTTACCTTTGCGGGGATAAGGGTAATTTCACGTAGCTTGTAAGTATCAATGAATGTTTCTTTAATAAACGTAGCTTCTTCGTAGCTAATGTCTACGTCTAAGTTTACACGCACATGCATATTGGGTTTAAGCATAGTTTCTGTGTGGTTTAGCACATCCTTTAATCCAAATACACGATACTTAGGTTGATCGGGCCACGAATGGAACTCGGGCTCTTTGTCCCACTCTAATATCATCATGCCGCGATCATCGTCTCCGGCGTCGGCATAGTTGTGCGGAAAGCAGTTACCTACATAAGTTACGTTGCGTTGCGTTTGACGCTTGTGGAAGTGCCCGGTATATACATGCTCAAATCCTTGCATATCATTACCAGTAATCTCACCGTGGTCTGGCATAGCAACCATGGCATTCATTAAGTATCCTGGGAGTTCGAAGTGCCCGAATAAGTATTTGCCTTTAAGTTTTTTAAGTTTCTTATGGTCATCGCCAACGAGCCAAGGAGCAATAGTAACATCGCCCATAGTAAACCAATCGTTACAAATGTGAATGTTAGAGAGGTGTTTGGCCCACTCCACAGATTGTACATCACGTTTATCGCGGTAATATAAATCGTGATTTCCAGGAATAAAGTAAGTTTTTTCAAAGTTAGCATTTAAGTGCTCCAGTGCTTGTAAACTGTATTGAAGTGTTAAGATATTGATACTAGCACGATTGTTATGCCAGTCGCCTAAGAATAAACAAGTTTCGCAACCCTCTTCCTTGGCTTTTTGGGTAGCCCACTTAACAAAATTCAAACAGTCCTCGTTGTGTAGAGTACTGTTTGATTTCAGTCCAAAATGTATGTCTGTAAATACAGCGGCTTTTTTGAATAGATTAGTCATAACTTAGAGTATAGACTAATAAATGGTAAAGATCAATGATGAATTTAATCAATCATCATAACCGCCATCTGATCCACCAGATGTAGTACTAATTTTAGCACCCTGGCGTGTGTAAGATGGAGTTAAGTTATTCATTTCTAAGATATCATCACGTAAGTTTTGATTACGCTTTTCAATATTTAGAACACGAGTAAATGAGTTAGTAATAGCGGCTGTGTAGTATGCGAATGGATTTTGTGACTTGAACTCGTCAAACTGTAAACCAATCTGACTTAACTGTAGTAATGCTTGTGAGCGCATTTCGTCGTTATATGTATAACCGCGCCAGTTAGAACGTGTAGCATAACGTTCGCATAACTTAATAAACATGTGTGCTAACTTAGGAGTCATCTTACCGTGCTCACGGCTGAACTCGCCTTTTTTAAGTGTGCCCTTCCAGTGGCTCTTGCCTACTACAATAGGTGTACCTTCTTCGTCTACTTTGTAATGAAAGAACGGCGGAAAGTTACATTTAACATATTTGGTATTACCGGCAATGTCTAGTTCATCATCGTCGTATTCAGAATGTGGAGTGCCACCATCTTCTTCTAAAGCCTTCATTGCGGCCTTGCGTGATTTAACGTCGTCTACTGGAATATGTTCCCATGTCATAACACGGAACACCACATCGGTATCTTTAACGTCTTTAAGTTTAATTTCAAATTCGTCTAGCTTGTGCTTTGTGCCATCTAGATTAGCTTGCTCTAATGCTAGTTTAGCTAGTCGTTCAGCTCGATCTTTGCGAGCTTGTAATATGTTCTTTTTGTTTATTTTTGAAACATCCGGAAGAATCATGTCATATGCACTATCTTCGGGATTTGTAAAACAGCAGTAAGTTGTTTTGCTTTTGTGAATTTCTTTGAGAATATCTTTATTATTTAGATAATTGTTGCGGGCCATCCTTTGGTTCCTTAAAAGTTAGCACATACTAACATATTTAATATCAAGTGGTCAACCTATTTTAAAAATAAACATTATATTAGCCGTTTATGGCAGGTAATAAATACTGTAAACAGGATTAACATAATGGCAATCTTACCAAATGCAGTACTACCAAATGGACCAACTGGAAGCGCAGGCTCTCAAATAAGCTCGGCTATAACATCTAGCTTGTTAGGATCTGTTGGCATGAGTTCTGCAAGCACACGTCAGAATGTAGCAGACATGTTCCAGTACAGTAATAAAACTACTGGACCTAGCCCTGTGGTTATATATCCAAACGCATCAAATGATTGGCGTGTCCGTGTTAGTCTAGCCCCGGGTAGTAACTATTTTTACAATGACCCAAACAATACGTTATTAAGTCCATTAGTTAGAGAAACTGGCGGAGGCACAAGTGCAATACAAGGACAGGTTAGTAATTTATTTGGTCGTAGTGGATCACAACGTGTTGGTGTAGTTTTCCCTTATACTCCGCAAGTTGCTGTTACACATAATGCCAACTATACACCAACAGAGTTAACACACAATAACTATAAACAATACGCATACAATAATTCAGAAGTTGCCGCAATCACAATCAATGCAGATTTTACAGTACAAAACGTAAATGATGGTCAGTACTTATTGGCCGCTGTATATTTCTTTAGAGCGTGTACAAAAATGTTCTTTGGTGCTGATCCATTAGCAGGCAACCCGCCTCCTATAGTTTACTTAAATGGTTATGGACAATATTACTTGCCTAACGTTCCTTGTGTAGTTACAAGTTTTGCCCACACCATGCCTAGTGATTGTGATTATATGGACATTCCGGAACCTGCGGCAACAAACACAGGATATAATCCTCAGTTCCAAAACTACAGATTAAATAGTACACGCATGCCAACAACTAGCACAATAACATTAAGTCTACAACCAGTCTACAGTCGTTATGCACAAAGCCAAGGATTTAGTTTATCTGATTTTGCCGCCGGCGCATTAGTTAACAACGCTGGCGCAGGTATGCCAGCATCTGCATTTGGTGCAACACAACAACCACAATATGCTAATAAAGGTGCAACTAATACTAAAGGTTCACAAAACGGAGGCTTCCTATAATGACTGCAACATATAGCAAATCAAGTCCGTACTATGGAACACAAACTTGGGGACCATTCCTTGACGTATGGGCAGGAAAAACTATACAGCCAGATACCACCGATGCTCTTTATCAAATCGATAGCGCATATAATCTGCGCCCAGACTTGTTAGCATACGATATGTATAAAAATAGCGATCTATGGTGGGTATTCTCAGTCCGTAACCCAGATATTTTATTAGATCCATTGTTGAGCTTTGTAACCGGGACTATTATATATGTTCCCACTCCAGCGATAGTGTATAAAGCAATTGGGCTATAATCAAGTATGTCAGTAAAACAACCTTTACCAAATATACCAGTACCGAACCCTTTACATAATTATGCATCATACTCGTATGCATTAAGTTTGTGGTGGTTGGATATTACTGATTATACGGCATTGGCTAATACAACTGATGTTGACCAAGCACTTGCTTTAGAGTTTCCTAACAGTTATGTAATTGCCGAAGATTCTGGATTATACCCAGATCGTAGATTGCCAACTACCGCTGGGTTAAACTATTATCTTTCTAATGTTGAACTAACTACACATATTCAACCGACTACAACCGCTGGCGATAGTGATCAAATTAATTGCAGGTTTGACATTACAGAACCATATGGGTCAACATTAGTAACATCATTAGTTAACTATGCTGTCTCTCAAGGTATAGGAAACTACTTAGAACAAAATCTTTTATTACAAATTGATTTTCGCGGGTACGACGATACTGGCGCAATGATTACAAATAATCAGACTGGTTTATTTAGAAAGCGTTTTCCAATTAGACTTGCAACTATGAAGATGAAGGTCTCTAATGCTGGCACAAAATATTCATGTACAGCAACCCCGTCAAACTTTGAAGTGTCAATGTCCACAAACTGTAAACTACCTAAAGCTATGCAAGTAACTGCCGGTACTGTAAAGGAACTGCTAGACGGAGTAGCAGATCAGTATAATCAGTGGTACCTCGATGAAGTCCAACTTGGTCATAGACAATTAGCAGATACATTGCAGTTTAACATAGATCCGGACATTGGTTCATCTAAATTAATTCGCCCAGACACAATACCATTGAGCGGAACTAATCCTAATGCCACAGACACAGATTTAACTAAAGTGCCATTTAACTTTACAAAAGATCAGGACCTATTTTCTATAATACATAAAGCATTTGCACAATGTACTTTTTGGGTAACTGATCAACTTGCTCTTGGCCCACCTAGTCCCGATGCTATAAACAATAATCTAGCAAACATACTTAATACCTATAAAATAACATACGTAGCAACTCCTGGGGGACTAGCCGGCAACGGTGCTGAAGTTACAGGCGCAGATAGCCAAGATATTATACGTAATAAACAGGCTTATGCATACGGAGTTAATATACATCAATATCCAACCTGGGGCGGTCCGCATCCAATGGATACTGGGCAACTAGCAGATACAAGACCGTTTACTATTAAACTGTATGACTATCTATACACCGGTGAAAATCTGGACGTTATGAAACTTGATATAGATTTTAATTGTAGATTCTATACATCAGTTATTGTCGATAGTAATGCTATAAATGCAAGTCAAGTAACTTCAGATTCTGCAAATCAAAATCAAGCAATCTCTACAGCATCAAGCGGGTTTGGGCTTACCCCAAGTGCGTTAATGAACTCAGTATTACCACAGTTAAAAAATACTCCAATATTGTCGCCGGTTAGAATACATTCAATACTTAATGATGCTAGTGTATCAAATGGCCTGCGTGGTCAGTCAGACGCTATCATTGCAGCCGACGTATTGGAAGCTAAGAGAGCGGCGCAAGGAACCGACTTATTAACAGCAAAAATTGAAATAGTCGGCGATCCTACGTTATTAAAACAAGACAACTGGTTATATACCCCAGACCCAACAGTAGCAGATTCAAACTACAATGGGTGGGACACCATGAATAACTATGATTTTGCGCTGAAATATGGGCACCTCCGAATGGACGCAGGACAGTTAGTAATCGGACTACAAATTAACACACCGCTTGATATTGATACTGACTATTTAAATGATGGATTGGTTTATCCACCGATGACTAGAAACGGTACAGCTTCTTCTATCTTCTCTGGACAATATAATGTACTTACTATTAAAAGCGTGTTTGACAAAGGGCAGTTTAAACAAGAATTAAGTTTATCTAGATATTTTAATCAAGAACTAGTAAATCAAACACCTGTGTCAACTACTGGTTCTACAACTACTTCGCAGGCAAATCAGCGAGAAAGTAATACAACAAACGGAACATCAACATCTTCAAATACTTCGACACCGTCTACTGTAGCACAAACATCGGGTGCTACTATTTTAAATACCCCTGTTGCACCAATTACAATACTACCAGCAACACCGGTGTTGAATACTAATGCAGTACCTAACGGCGTTCAAGCAAGACAATAGGAATATCAATAAATGGCAACCGAACAACAACAACGCGGCCCCGGTAAAAACGCAAAAGCCGATTCTAAACGAACTGGAACCAGTGTAGACTCAGGACCGTATGAAGCTATAGTACAAGGTCACGTAGAAGGTAGTCGTATGGGCCAGTTACTGGTATCTATTCCTGAGTTAACTGGATCAGAACCAAATCCGTACGCTGGTAGCAAATCTAATGGTATTGTTGTAAGTTATGCAAGTCCTTTCTACGGCACTACGTTTGGGTCAGACCAAGGCAACAACCCCGATGGGTCATTTACTAGTGGACAAAGCTATGGATTCTGGTGTGTACCGCCAGACGTTGGTAATAAAGTATTAGTTATGTTTGTTGCCGGAGATTTACAACGAGGATATTGGTTTGCGTGTGTGTACGATAGTCCAAATCATCATATGGTTCCTGGTAATGGGCGCAACATCGGTGGCGCAAGTAATACAAAACCAACTGGTGTAGATGCAGTTGACGGATCGTTAAGTAGTGACTCTGTTGTGCCAGTTGGCGAATATAATATTTCTGACTCAACAGCATTTGCATCTGATGGATTGGTGAACACACCAAGGTATGCACAACCTGGCGCTACAATGAGTTATGTTAAACAAGGCCTTGATAAAGATCCTGTGCGTGGCGCAATTAGTTCTAGCAGTATGCGTGAAGCCCCAAGTAATGTATACGGTATAAGCACCCCTGGACGTAAAGGCACACCAAGTGATCAAGTTTCAGGCAACGCAGATGTTGTATTTTATCGTGCCGGCGGCCACAGTTTTGTTATGGACGATGGTGCCGCAGATGGCTCAGATCAATTGATGCGCTTACGAACAACCGGTGGACATCAAATTTTAATGAATGACACCGAAGATATATTATACATTGCTAGTGCTTCGGGTAGCCAATGGTTAGAATTTAGCGCAAGTGGCGCAATCAACGTATTTGCTGGCGGCGGATTTAATTTACGTAGTGCTGGTGCAATTAACATGCACTCTGATTCGGCTATTACGATGTGCGCCCCACATATTAAAATAGATGCATTACCAAATGTAAACAGCGTAGCCGGACCAAATGGAGTAAACGTTGCGGCTGCCGCAGGTATTATTCCAAGTATTAGTATTAACTCTGTCGGTACACTGACTACTAGTTCTATATTGGCAACAACAGTAAAAGCCAACGGATTAGTATCTGTTAGTGCGCTTGGTGCAGTTAGTGTATCAGCAGGAGCATTATTATCACTTGCTGGTGGAGCAGGCACAACAGTTAGTGCAGTGGGTATATTAAAAATGGGAGCCAGCGGAGTTGTATCAATTGATGGATCTGGATTAGCATTAAACTGTGCAAGCCCACTAAGTGGATTACCTAAGATAGTTCCCGCTATTCCGCCCATACCAAATATGTTACCAGACACCGGACTACTAGGACAATCATGGGCATCGGGCGTGTCGAAGATTATGACTAGTTGTTCTGTAGCTCCAGCACATGAACCATGGGACCGTAGTGCCGCAGGCAATGGTAAAATACAATTAGCCGCAGGTGTTGCACAAATGGTTGCAGGTAATGGCGGATATAACGCAGTGGCGGACGCATTATAATGTTACAAAATATTGGACCACAACACGCAAGCGTACAAGGAATTCAAAATCCTTTACCGCCAAGCTGGCTTGGCCGTGTGGATGCTCCGCCTAGTTTGCCTGCTGATGCTAACATATACAGATTAACTTCTGCAGAAGTACAAAATTTATTAGCTCAGGTTGCTTACGATAAAAGTGGTTGGGACTATACATTAGTTGGTGCAGATAATAAACTAGGTCGCTATCAATTTTCTACACAAACATTAGAAAACTATGGATTGTTAGCTACAGGATCTAACCAGCACTATGGAACAGATTGTGTAAACTACACTAATTGTTGGCAGTCAGTTACTATCAAAACTTCTAACTCTTACGCATCTTATAACTACAATATTACTAGTTTACAAGGATTTTTGTCTAATACTGTTAGTCAAGAACACTTAGCATATCAAGTTGTTTACGATTTATACAATGCATTAGTGGCAAATGGTAGCATACAAGACGCAGATACTGACGATGTTGTTGCAGGCATGATTTATGTTGGTTGGACATTAGGTGCAGTAGGTGCATATAGTTGGCGTTATCAAGGGATAGGAAATGGTGCGAACTCTTACAATAGCGGCCGGTACGCTATCACAATTTTAAGTCAATAAATACTATTATGGCTATTATATATCGCGGATTCAGTACAAGAACAAGTTCAAAGAAATATACTTTGACGGACTATGAACTGGCTAAACAAGATTTACTTAATTACTTTAGTCTTAAAAAAGGACAAAAGCTAATGCAACCTACGTTTGGCACAATTATCTGGGAGATGTTATTTGAGCCATTAGACGAAGCAACACAAGAAATTATTACACAAGACATTACAAAAATTGTTAGCTATGACCCACGTTTACGTGTGGGGCAGATTGCAGTAACACAGCAAGATACTGGATTCCTAGTACAGCTAACACTATCGTACGTTCCTACAAATCAAACGGAACTTATTTCGTTAAACTTTAACAAAAATAATCAAACACTTTCTGTAGTATAATTAACTGCACATATAATCCTACCTGATAAATACTTGATATAGGTAGAATAATATGGCACAAACCACACGTCAGACCAGCTTACTCGTTCAACAAGATTGGACTAAAGTATATCAATCATTTACTAATGCAGACTTCACAAGTTACGACTTTGAAACTCTGCGTAATAGTATGATTAATTACATCAAAGTCTATTATCCAGAAACTTTTAACGATTTCTTAGAATCAAGCGAATATCTAGCATTAATTGATATGATTGCTTTCTTAGGTCAAAGTCTTGCATTCCGCACAGACTTAAACGCACGTGAAAACTTTATTGATACAGCACAGCGTCGTGATAGCATTTTAAAGCTAGCACGTATGCTTTCCTACAACCCAAGTCGTACAGTGGCGGCTTCTGGTTTATTAAAATTTGATGCAGTTAAAACAACAGAAAGCGTTATTGATAGCGCAGGTATTAACTTAGCTAATGCTACGATTCACTGGAATGATTTAACTAATGATAATTGGTTAGAACAATTTACAGCTATTATCAATGCTAGTTTAATTACTAGCCAAAGCATCGGCAAACCGGGTAACAGCCAACAGATTAATAATATTCAAACAGACGAATATTCGATTGCTCTGAATCCTAACTCATTGCCTACTGCCCCATTCTCTGTTAATGTACAAGGCAATCCCACAAATTTTGAAGCTGTGAGTGCAACATCTGTGGGAGAAAATTACGTTTACGAAGATGATCCTACTAAAACAGGACAATTTAATATCCTGTATCGCAACGATAATAATGGCAACGGTAGTAATAACACTGGCTTCTTTACGTTTTTTAAACAAGGTGCATTAAACGCAACCAAGTTTAATATTACTAACTCTATTCCAAATAATTTTATACCTGTTACTACTAATAATATTACTAATACTGACCAATGGTTGTATAGTTTAAATGTTAATGGTGGTCCGCAAACTTTATGGACACAAGTTCCTGCATTGCCAGGATCTAATGTTGTGTTTAATAATCTAACAGATAAAAACTTATATCAAGTTAATACAACAAATAACGATCAGATTAATTTAGTTTTTGGCGACGGCTCATTTGCAAACATTCCTCAAGGCCAATTTATATTTTACTATCGTACAAGCAACGGTACAACATTTACGATTAATCCAAACGATTTATCTAGTGTGAGCATTGGCTTTACCTACGTAAGTAAAAACAGTACATTAGAAACTATGACGGTTACTGCTAGCTTGAAGTATACAGTAACTAATGCTAATGCGGCTCCTAGTTTGTCTAGTATTAAGACATCAGCACCACAACAATACTATACACAAAATCGTATGGTAACTGGCGAAGATTATAATATTTTCCCAACAACTAACTATACAAGTATTCAAAAGATCAAAGCACTTAACCGTACAAGTTCTGGTGTAAGTTTATACCTTGATGCAATTGATCCGACAGGTAGCTATAGTTCTACTAATATCTTTGCCGATGATGGTATCTTAACAGCTAACACTACTACTAGCAGTACCACATTTAGTTTCTTAACATCCAATGATATCTATACTGCTATCTATAATAAAGTTATTCCTGCAATTGATAGTACAGAAATGCGTAACTATTATTATGGAACATATCCACGTTATACCAACGCTAATGTAGTATTCAATCAATCAGGTAACAGCACTTCAACTAGTTACGGTTTCTTAGCCAACGTAACAACAGGCAATACATTGCAAGTTGGCTCAGGTATTAGCGGCAATTTACAATTTATTGCACCGGGTGCCAGTGTACAATTTACTGCACCTGCAGGATATTATTTTGATGCACAACACGTAATTCAACCTGGTACACCTGTATTAGGCACAGACAGCACAAATTTCTATGCAACTGTTTCTAGTATTGTTCCTAACAATAATTTTACTACACCTAGCCAAGTTACTTTTGCTACTGTAGTTCCAGATAACGCTATACTAACTAGCATTATTCCTCCATACATGAATGATTTGCCTGCAAGTTTAATTCCAGTAATTACCAGTCAAATTGAATCAACCTTAAACTTTGGTTTATATTATGATCAAGCAAATCAAGTTTGGAAAAACATTTTACCAGCAGACATTGGTACCAGTACTAATTGGCTAATGAAATTTAGTTACAATGCTGGTTTATATACTGTTACCTATAAGCAATTGGGCTATACATTTGCTAGTGCTGGGACAACTAATTTCTATTTTGATCCTACTGTTAGTGTTTATAACAGCACAACAGGATTACCTATTACTGATACAATTAAAATCTTAAAGATTAATGATCAACCTGCACCTAATACAGGAATTCCTCTTGGTACAGATGTAACCTGGAAGATTTACAATAGTAAAGTTGAACCAGATGGTTATGTAGATCAGAATGTTGTATTAGTAACATTCCCCGATTCGCAAATGCCTGGGGTTCCAGATAATGCAGATTTGTTTACTAACGTAGCAGGTACCGGCACAACACGTTCTGAATTATATTTCCAATATAAACACAATGCACCAGCACGTAGTCGTATTGACCCAACCCCAGTTAACATTATTGACTTATACATTTTAGTATCTTCGTACACTAGCGCATACATCGCGTGGTTGCGTGATTTAACTGGCACGGTCGCAGAACCTACACCGCCAACATCAAGTGGACTAGAACTTGACTATGCTGGCCTAAATGATTATAAGACTGTTAGTGATACAATCATTTATAACCCTGCACAATTTAAACCTTTGTTTGGCTCTAAAGCAGATCCTTCACTACAAGCACGTTTCCAAGTAGTTAAAAATCCTAGTGTTGGTATAACAGACAATGAAATTAAAATACAGGTAATAGCCGCAATTAATAATTACTTTGATCCTAGCAACTGGGACTTTGGTGATACTTTCTACTTCTCAGAATTAGCCGCTTACTTACACGCAACTTTAGCACCTAATATCAGTAGCGTAGTAATTGTTCCAAGTAACAATGAACTAGTGTTTGGTAACTATTTCCAGATTAATGCAGAGCCGTGGGAAATTATCACGTCTGCCGCAACTGTAAATGATATCGATGTTGTAACAGCAGTAACAGCCGCACAATTAGGAATGAGTGGTATTAACTTTGGTTCTACACAATAATGGCACTATTAAACACTATTAATTTTTTACCTGAAGTATTTCGCACATCCACCAATGAGAGATTCCTTGGTGCTACTATGGATCAATTATTCACTGGGGCAATTAATACTCCAGTTAACGGATACATTGGCCGCAAATTTGCTCCTACGTATAAGTTAGGTGACAATTATGTTCCTGAGTCAAACTTATTAAAATCAAATTATCAACTTGAAGCTGGTGTAGTTATAACAGACGAAAATCAAAATATCATGTTTAATGCAGGATATTTAGATTTATTAAATAGTGTTAACACATACACAGGATTGGGTAGTGCTGTAAATAATCATCAAAGATTATTTTCTTCTGAAAGTTATAACTACGATGGTCGTTTTAACTATGACAAGTTTGTAAACTATTATAATTACTATTGGTTACCTAACGGCCCAGCGGCAGTAGGTGTTTCTGCTAACAACGTTCCGTATCAAGCAACTTATGCTGTTACACGCAGTACAGATATTATTGGTTATACATTTACCGGTGCTGGCCCACATCCTAATACACAATTAACTTTGGCACGCGGAGGCACATATACCTTCACTGTTAATCAACCTGGAAGTAAATTCTGGATCCAAACAAGCCCGGGCGTTAGCGGCCAAGATCCTAATATCTCTACAGTTACTACTCGTCAAGTGTATGGTGTTACTAATAATGGAACCGACGTTGGCACCGTTACATTTAAAGTTCCTCTATCTACAGCACAAGATTTTTATGCCGACATGCCAATTGTCAGACCAACAACTGGTAAAACTGACGCGGCTGTAACATTTAAATATACAGATATTCAAAATCAATTATTAAGTACTTTCTTAGCTAATTTCCCAACAGGACTAGATGGTATTAATAATGGTTTACAAAATAAAACTTTAGTATTCATTGGAAACGACATTACTGATACTAGCTGGACAACTCCGGCTGATCCATTCTTACCTGATCCAATTACAGGCAGAGCAAATCCGTATGCTAACCCAACAGTTGGTCTAATCCCACGTGCAACACGCACAGGTATTTGGAGAATTAACGTAGTACCAACCGGCACAGGCGATAGTGTACTACAATTAATTTCAGATACTGCTGTAGTTGCACAACAAAAAGTTTTTATTACATCCGGTAAAACTTACGCAAGTAATCAATTTTGGTTAGATAATAATTTGCGTTATCAGCCAGTCCCATTAATGACAGCGGCAATTGATTATCTATATTATCAAGATGGCAATGACCCAAGATTCACTGGGCAAATTAAATTAGTCGACAACTCAACTAGTAGCATTGATGTTAATAATGATATTATTGGTAGCGTGGGCTATACTAGTCCAAATGGCGTAATTTTTACCAATGGTCTAAAAATTCAATTTGATACTTCGGTTACACCTAGCACATACGCTGATCAAGAGTTTTATGTTGATGGGGTTGGCACAAGTATTTCTTTGGTGCCAGTTAATGAATTAATAGTTCCAGAGCCGTTTGGTGAAAACATTGCAACAGCACCTGATTATATTACTATTAATCGTGCTAGCCAAGACCGCAACTCATGGAGTCGCTACAACCGTTGGTTCCATAGAGATGTAATTACTGCTACAGCACAATACAATAACACCGTTGCAGACTATGGATCTAATATTTCTGCACGTCGTTCAATTATTGAATTTGATCCTAATTTACAATTATTCAATTATGGTAAACAAGCTACAGCAAGTGTAACATATATCGTTACTAGCGCAACCGATGCGTTTAATCAATTTGAAGGACAAACAACTGCTCAAATTGATGGTGTAACTTTAATCAACGGCGATACTATTATTTTTGCCAATGACCATGATACCGCCATTATTAACGAAGTGTGGAGTGTTCAGTACGAATCCATTGTTGGTAGCCCGTACTTAACATTAAACAAAACTAACGCAGATCCAATACTACCTGGACAGAATTTATTAATAACAAAAGGCCAGCACGTTGGTAAAACATTTAGATTTGATGGCACAGCGTGGACACAATGCCAACAAAAGACTAATGTTAATCAATCGCCAATGTTCGACATTGTAGACAACAACGGATATAGTTTTAGTGATACAACTGTTTATCCTGGAACTACATTTGCCGGAACAACATTCTTTGGCTATAAGCCGGGTACAGGCACAAATGATTCTATATTAGGATTTCCGTTATCCTATCAAACATTTAATAACATTGGCGACATTGTTTTTAACAACTATTACGACACCGATAGTTTTACAACTACTGCTGGTACAGTTAATGTTAATACTGGGTACTTAGTCAAGAACACAGGACTAGACACAACAGAAAAATTAACAAACTGGGTTACTAGTATTGAGCCAACAGAACAGTTTCAGATCTTTACACGTTTCTTTGAAGGCTACGTAATTGAACTCGATGGTGTACAAACAGCATTTGTACAGATTGATGTTTTACCAATTGCAGAAGAAACAGTACCACACCTTAAAGTATATTTGAACAACACGTTATTAGTTAAGGGCGTTGATTATAATCAAATTGAATACGGTGTTTATCATGCTATTGCATTTACTAGTTTGCCTGCAATCGGCGATAAGATTGACGTTAAGATTTTAAGCAAATCAACTAGCCAACTTGGCTACTACGAAATTCCTGATAATTTAAATTTAAATCCGTTAAACGAAAACTTTACAGATATTACACTTGGCCAGATTAGAACACACTACGATGCTTTAATTGAAAATACCACTACAAATTCTGCAAACCCAATTCCGGTCCAGGACAATTATTTAAACGATCAAGGCGGCACACTACGTCAGCACTCTGCGCCATTGGTATATGCATTATCATTCTTAAATGATCCTAATGTTAATTTTGTTGATGGTATTACATTAGCTAAAAAAGAATATACAAAATTTAAGCATAAGTTTTTAAGTCTATGCAATACATCATCGCAAATTAATTATAATAATCCATCTGCGGGTGTTGATGCAATATTACAAAGTATCAATGCATTAAAGAATTCCAATTTTGCTTGGTACTATTCCGATATGGTCCCACAAGGCGACCAATATTCTGCACTTACATATACAGTACTAAATGCACGTCAGATGGATTACGAAATTAATTCATTGTTTGATAATACAGTATTAAGCAATCGTGCTGTGTTAGTATACATAAACGGTGTGCAACAAACAGTTGGTATTGATTATACATTTAGTGCAATTACTCCAGTAATTACATTTAATAAAACATTCACAGTTGGTGATGTAATTGTTATTCGCGATTACGCAAACACCGACGGTAACTACATTCCAGAAACTCCAACTAAGTTAGGACTATATCCTAAGTTTGTTCCTGAGATATACGAAGATACTACATATCAAACCCCTACTCTTGTAATTCGCGGACATGACGGAAGTATTACTCCGGCATTTGGTGATTTCCGTGACGATTACTTGTTAGAATTAGAACGTCGCATATACAATAACATTAAATCTGATTACAGTAAAAATGAAATCGATTTATACGACACTATCCCTGGACGTTTTAGAACTAGCGATTACAGTTTAGCAGAGTACAATCAAGTATTAGAACAAAGTTTCTTAAGTTGGGTTGGTACTAATAACGTTGACTACACAGCAAATAAATTCTACGATGTTAATAATTCATGGACTTGGAATTTTGGAAGTTTCCCAGACGTAGTTGATGGATCTAATTTACAAGGCTCATGGAGAGCAATTTACAACTACTGGTTTGATACTGACACTCCAAACTTAACACCTTGGGAAATGTTAGGCTTCAGTAGCAAACCAAGTTGGTGGGAAAGCCGTTATGGTGTAACACCTTATACCAGTGGAAATACACTATTATGGGAAGACTTAGAAGCTGGCTATGTATGGAACAATGGCACATCATATACAGATAGCAGATTTGTTCGTCCCGGCTTAACAAAATTTATTCCAGTGGATTCTGCAGGTAACTTAATTGATCCTACACAAATCCCGTTAATTAAAAAATACAATTCAGTAACTGCTGGAAATCCATTTACAGCCGGTCAAGGTAGCCCTGCAGAAATAGCATGGCGCCGTAGTTCAGACTATCCGTATGCTGTTCAGTTAACTTTAGCATTATTACGTCCTGCACAGTATTTCTCTACACAATTAGATACAAGTCGTTTCTTTAAGAGTCCGCAAACAGGACAATTCTCTAATAGTTCTAACAGAAAGATTGCACCTAGTTTATTAACTGTTAACGGAAACACAAATGCTCTTACTGGGGCAGTTGACCGTACAAGCGGATACATTAACTGGATCGGCGATAGCATTAAGAATCTTGGTATAGACCCAATTTCAACTTTAATCAGCTACTTTACTAATATGGTAGTTCGTTTAAATTATAAGGTAAGCGGATTTACTGACAAGCAAATTTTAACAGTAAGCGCAGAACAAACAACGCCGGGTAGTACTAGTGGTAGTGTTATTATTCCTGACACTAATTATCAAATTTATTTGAATAAATCTGTGCCTGTTGGGTCTGCTGTATATAGCGCAGTTATTGTTGAAAAAACTACAACAGGGTGGAGTGTAACAGGATACGATCCTACAAATCCATTCTTTAACATTATACCAAGTGTAGCAGATAACAACACTCAACCGCTAACTGTTAACGGGTTAACTATTAATCTTTATCAAACTAGTTCAAACTCTGCAACTACAGTACCGTACGGTACTGTATATTCTAGCATACAGCAAGTAGCAGATTTCTTATCTAGCTATCAACGTTACTTACAAAATATTGGATTTCAATTTACAACTTATAATACTGATTTACAGCAACAGCAAGATTGGTTATTAAGTATTAAAGAACTAGTATATTGGAGTCAGCAAGGCTGGACAACGTCTTCTATTATTGTTCTAAATCCAGTATCTACACAGTTAACGTTATTAACAAATGGCTTAATTGTTGACGAAGTTACAAATACTCCAAACGGTAATAAGGTATTAGATCAAAATTTTGCACCTATTAAGAGTAACAACTTTAATATTGTAAGAACTAATAGTGCAATTAATGGTAATAAGTTTTCTATTGCTACGCTAAATGGATCTACAATTTGTTTTGCAAAATTAAATGTAACAGCATACGAACACGTATTGATTTTTGATAACGTTAGTGACTTTGGTGACATCATTTATATTCCAGAATCTGGAACACGTCAGTATCGTTTAAAAATTGCTGGTAGCAAAACAGGCGCATGGGATGGCTCATTGAGTGCAACCGGTTACATTTATAGAGATCCTAACATTGCCGAATGGCAAGCAGAAACAGATTACAACCTCGGCGACATTGTGCAGTATAATAATTTTTACTATACTGCTACAAAAAATATTCCAGCTAGTGTAAACTTTAATCCTGTATTATGGACACAAGTCCCACAAAGCAGTATTCGCACTGGGTTATTACCTGGCTTTAGTTTAAATGCACAAGAGTTTACTAATTTCTACGACGTAGATAATCCGCCCACAGACGAAACATTACAAAAATACTCTGCGGGCCTATTAGGCTTCCGTCAACGTCAATACTTAACAGACTTAGGTATTAGTATTCCGACGCAAACTAAGTTCTATCAAGGATACATTAAACAAAAAGGCTCAATGAATGCCATTACAGCTTTAACAAAAGCTAACTTTAATAACGTAAATGGTAACATTAACGTTTACGAAGAATGGGCATTTAAAGTTGGCCAATACGGTAATCTAAACAATAATATCTATAAAGATTTTATATTAGATCAAAGCGTATTTAAAACAAACCCTGTAGTGTTTACATCGGGCACAGAATACAATGCTGGTAATATTATTGTTACATTAAATGGCAATGCATTATCTGTAAACTCTAATGTCTATACGGCAAGCAACACATTAGTCAGCACAACTGAATTATACAGTAATCGTGAAGATGCTGTGTACATAACAGATTTACCTGATGTTGGTTATATGAATTTAAATGATGTAGATTATACATTATTTGATATCGCTAATCCTGGCTCATTGCCTGTTGATAAGCTAGGCGCTGGGGATAAAATTTGGGTAGCAAAAGATATTAACAATAATTGGGATATCCTAAGAACAAATGAATCACATTTAACAGCAAAATCGTTAACGTTTATTCTTGATTCAAATGCTCAATTATTATTTGATAGTGTACACAACTTTAGTGCTGGCGATATTTTTGCATTAAAGTATTTTAATCCTGTGTTCGATGGAGTGTATGAAGTAGTTAGCGCACCTACACCAACAACAGTTATTATCCAAATTAGTAATGTACAGCCAGATATTAATTCTATTAGTCCATTGCAAACATTAATTCGTGCTATGGTTTATACAGGCTCGGGTATCATTTACACACTCGACAGTATCAAGATTAACACTATAAATGATTTGCCTGATTATCCAGTTCCGTTAGATGGCTGGGTCGATGGCGATAAGGTATGGGTTGATAACGCCGGCACCGCGGGCTGGGGTGTATACGAATTTAATCACCCATGGCTATCAAATGCTGTGGCTAAGATTAATGGAAACGTTACAACTGCTGGACATTTAGGTTCATCTATTAAAATTAGCTCAGACAGTACTTTTGTATTTGCAGGAAGCCCTGCAAGCAAACAAGTATTTGCTAATCCTATAGTTAATGGATCAACGATTACATTAACGCAGTCAGATACAAACTTTGGGCAAACAATAGATAGCCAAGGCAATATATTAGCCGTTGGTAGTTCATCTAATGTATATATCTATCGTCAAAATGGAAATGTGATTAGTTCTTTACAAACAATTACTAGTGCAAACTTAGTAGGTAATGTAACAAGTATTACTATGAGTGCCGACCAGCATTGGTTGTACATCGGTGGCAATAATGCAGTACACGCTTTTACAACTACTAATCCTGCAAGTCCTACAGCGCATTACTCATGGGTTAGCAAAATTACAAACACTGGATCATTTGGTAATGTAATTAAAACAAACAGCGATGGTACGCATTTATTTGTTGGTGCTCCAACAGCCACTAATGTTAATTCACAAGATGGTAGTGTACACATTTATAGCCGCAGTGGCAATACCTTTACTGAATCACAACCAACGCTA